CATGTTTTGCTGTACGAATGCAAACTCATCAAGGAAGATTAGGTTGAATGAATAACCACGAATTGAACTTGAAGAAGTAGAACCAGCAAGTATTCTAGAACCGTTTTCTAGTTCAATAGAACCTTTGTTCCATTCGGCAACACCTTGTTGTAACCATTTAGGGAGTTTTTCATATGACATCTGAAGACGACCTAGAAGTTCCCTTGAGGTTGCTGATTTATTAGCAAGAATTGCGATATTCTTTTGAGCATTAAACAAAACGTAATGCAACATAAATGCTAAAGATGTTTGAGATTTACCAGACTGACGAGGACACTTCACGATTGTGAAACGTTCTTTGTATAATACGTTGACTAATTCTTCTTGGAAACCGTATAAATTAAACTTCATTAAACCGTGGTCTAGGTTTACAATATGAATGTAATTTTTGATGAAGTAAATAGGGTCGTCCCTACACTTCACGTATTCTTTGATTTCTTCTTCGGTATAGTCTAGTTCTACATTAACCCGTTTTAATAACGGATTTCCTAGATACATTGTTTTTGCCATAATATAATATAAGAGCGTTTACTCTGTTTGACGACCACGAGGGTGGTCGTTGTTTTGTAATTTTTTAATTTCGTGAAGCATATTCTTCATGTTTTTACTATCTACTGATATCTCTGTAAGTTTTATCATAACTTCATTATGTTTCTCAGGCCAACTAAGTCTAAATGAAGTATTTGCTTCAACTTGAGCACTCATATTATTCTGGCCTGCAGTTATCTGAGACGCCCACCATACAGAAGCAATTGTTTGAGAAAAGATAGCAAAGATAATACCAACGGCTGAGTTCTTCAACCATGTTGGTAATTCTGCTTTAGTTTCCTTCAAGTGATTGATATCTTGTCTAATGCTTGCTTGACAAGCTGACATATCCTTCTTCAGTAATTCTAAATCGGTTTCTAAACTATTAACTCTCTTTTCCATTTCATTTCTTCTTTATTTTATGTCTTTGCCTTTTAATAACTGCTGTAACTCTGCAGTGGACCCAACATATAGATTATTATTTGTCGTTTGCTTCCCAGTCTTCTTCTCCCCTTTCATTTCCTGTAATTTCTCTTGAATCCTTAACAATTCCATTGTAGAATCCGTTACAGTTTTAATAAGACCACCAGCAACTTCATATGCTCTTGGGTGTTCCATTTCCTTCGCTAATTCTAAAATACCCTCTAGGGCATCATTTCCTCTTTCAACTAGATTGTATAAACTTTCTCTAGCATACTCATAATCAACATTCAAATCTCCAGTTTGTGGATTTGAGTCCACTTCAACACGAGGCGGCAGTCCACGTTCTCTACGTGCACTTACAATTCTAGTATCGTCTACTTCTACTGGGTTTTCAAATTCCGAAATAATATCGTCTGCTAACCCTAATTCAACATTAAGTCTTTCTTCTACTGTTTTCTTTGTCATAATATAATCTCATAATTTAATCAACGTTCCAATTTACTTCACTCATTGTGTCAACATCTGTTGAATCGTCTGGGTTATCTGGGTGACCAGCTGTAACTTTTGTAGACCAAACATCATCTACATTTGCTGATAATGGGTCAACTTCTACATTAACTTGTTCTAGAATTGTATTAGTGTCTGATAAATCAAAATCATCATCTTCATTTGCAAGTTTATAATTAGCAGTGACTTTCTTAATAATTTTTCCTTCCCTGAGAGGTGGATATACCCAACCTTTAACTGTAAAATCTAATGTCCAATTTACAATTCTATGCTCACCAAAATCACCCTCAAATTCGTCTGTCATTGTAACAGCACCAAGAACAATAGGAACGTCACGTTCGATATCTAATTCTGGTATCTCTTCAATAACTATATTAAAATCTGGTTGGAAGTATGGTATAATCTGCTCAATAATTTGAAGACCGTCATCCATATAATCTACATATATATCTAATGTAAATTGAAAGTTGTATGGAATAGGGGAGTACATAACCTGTGCTTTAAGTGGGTCTGTGTGGGCAAATCTCAACTCATTCATTTGATTTCCAGCACGTGATAAATCAATCTCTATACCGTTCATTATAAACCCCATTCTTGGGACTTGACGGTTCTTTTTAGTATCTTTTATTAATCTTGCTAAATATTTCTTTTGCGACTCATATGCAATAGGCACTTTAATGTCTGTAACATTAGCACCATCTTTTCTTTGAACGTGAATATTGTTAAATACTGAAGCAAAGGCAACAATAAGTTTGCGGGTCGTTCCATGATAGAAAGTAGTTCCAAACATAATATTATCCTATTGATCCAAATGGATTCATTTCTTCAAAATTAAGAACATCATCATCTAAAACGTCCCAATCAGGAATACCTAATTCGTTTGATACGGCAGCTTCGATTGCAGTTTCTGCAGCAGTGATTTCTGTATCTGTAACATTAATATCTTCGTGTCCGTATTCCCAAGGTTTGAGATTTAACTGCCAAACGTGTTGTGGTCCATCAGGTGTTGGGTAAAACATAGAATTATTTCCAACGAATGTTACTTCAAACAATGCCTCAAGGTCACCAAAGTATAATAAGTCACCAGCAATAGGAGTATCGTCAGTCGTATCGACTGTTTGTTCTGCAAATGCTTTTTTAGTAAATGTGACTTTCATTTCATCAGTCACTTGTACACCAAATTTAGAGTAGAAATCTCCTATGTCACCGTAATCTTGATATTCGTCTATAAGGATATTAAAAGTCCAAACAGTATCAAAATGTGATGTTGGGTCTTCACCAAATACTGGATCTAAGTTTTTGTACTTGCGTGGAAGATACTTGGCAGTAAATCCAATTACATCTACAACCTCTTCAACCATGTCTTTAATCATGGTAGATTTGGACATATTGTCAAACATTCCCATTTTATTATCCTACTAAAAAGTTTGTTGGCATTTCGTATTCAAGTGAGAATTGTTCTTCTAGTCTAAGAATTTCCTCATTTGCTTCGTCCCATAACTGTTGACCGTTTACAACGATTCCTCCAGGAAGTGGCATACCATCAAATTGTTTCATATTAGAACCCCATTGCTTTTTAATCAATGCAGTTGTGTATTTCTTAATCCACTCATCGTTATATACATCAAGTGCATATGAAGTACCCTCGTCTGGTTCTACACCAACGAATGCTCTCAATAGAATTTTAGAACCCTCATACCACACATTTGACCAACTTTCACAAAGAGCCTGATTGACAAATGGAACCCAAGATTGACCTGCACCGACGCAAAGTGCTTCAGTCGTATATGCAACAACCGAACATGTTCCGGCAACACTACAAGATGGACCTAACATCGTGCCCGAATGTGAGTATAATCTATTGTTTGCTTTGTTAAATGTAAAAGTTCTATCTGGTTTAAAATAAGAAGCAATCAAATCTAGATGTTGCATAGTCATTTCAAAATATTGCATATTGACTTTTGTCAAGTCAAACATTTGGTCAAAGGCGATTTGATAACGAACGTCGCTCATTGCTTCTGAAGAATATCTTCCTGGTTCGTAAATACGAGTAACAGCAATGACGTCGTCAGGTAATGTTAAGTATTGATTTGCTTCGTCTGTAGCATCAAATGCGATAGTGATGTATTTTTCTTCTACGCCGTCGTAGTGTCGTTCAATAAACATTTGAATAGCATCGTCGATTCTATCCATCGCCTGAGTATCATCCACTTGTATTTCTACCTTTGGATATCCCAATCTGCGATAAGCGTATTCTTTTAATTGTAATGCGGATTGTACCTTGGCCATAATAATTCTCTTTTTTAGTTGTTATACATATTACATGAGTTGTAGTATTTATATAAAATGGAATGTGAGTGTATGAAATTATTGAGCAATAGAAAAATAGTAGTAATCGGGGATATTATGTTAGATGAATATTGGTATGGAACTACTAACCGTATTTCACCAGAAGCGCCAGTGCCAGTGGTTGACGATATACACGTTTCTCACGTACTTGGCGGAGCAACCAACGTTGCCCTTACATCAAGAGTATTTTGCGACGATTTGACCGTATATGGGTGTGCAGGGTATGATCAGGCGTCTATAATCATAACCAGAAAATTAGCAGAAAATAAAATCAAATATAGTTTTAGTTATTCTTACGAAAATAAGACCATTTCTAAAATAAGAATTATGTCTGATAATCATCAATTAGTCCGTGTTGACCACGGAAATATAGCATATCCTCAAAGTACCGTAATAGAAAATGACCCAGATGTTATAATTGTTTCTGATTATAATAAGGGAACTTTGTGCGATGAATACCTTGAATATTTAATGGACTTTTCGTGTCCCGTAATCGTTGACCCGAAAGGAACAAACTGGGAAAAATATAGTGGTGCTTATTGTTTAACCCCTAACAAAAAAGAATTTGAAGAAGCATATGGTGAATTTTCAATTGAACTTGCTAAAGGTGTTGTTAATGACCTACAAATGGAAGGCATTCTTGTTACCCTTGGTGCTGAAGGAATGGTATGGGTCGATAAAGACGGTCAATCAATCTGGTTAGAAAGTGATGCTAAAGAAGTATTTGATGTGACGGGTGCAGGCGATACGGTTATTGCTACATTTGCTTCGTTCTTACATGAAGGAGTGCGACCTGCAATGATTAAAGCAAATAGGGCTGCTGGAATAGTTGTTGGTAAAGTTGGTACTTCAGTTCCAACAAAGAAAGATGTTATTGAAAAAGTAGTTTTCACTAATGGTTGTTTTGATATTATTCATAGTGGGCATATTGCTTTACTTAAAGCATCTGCTAAATTAGGAGATAGATTAGTAGTAGGGTTAAATAGTGATGAATCTGTTGAACGTATTAAACGAAAACCAATTAACGATGCTGAAGAAAGGAAAGCGGTTTTAGAAAGTATTGAAGGAGTTGACGAAGTTATTATATTTGATGAAGATACACCATACGAATTAATAAAAACTTTAATTCCGGATGTGATAGTGAAAGGTGGAGACTATACGGTTCATAATGTTGTAGGTGCTGATATAGTCGATGAAGTTGTTATATTTCCAACTTTAGAAGGAAAAAGTACAACGAAAATTATAGAGAGGGTGAAGAATGTGCACTAAAATTAAAAAGGGTTGGGGACATGAATTGATACTAGAGTCTAATGACTTGTATTGTTTTAAAGAATTACATTTTGATAAAAAAGGACATCAATCGTCTATGCATTTTCATAAAGAAAAAGATGAGACGTGGACTGTTTTAAAAGGGGCAATTAAACTAGTATTAATGGATATGACAGATGCTACAACAAAAGTAGTTATTGTTAATCATGGGGGAGTTATAAGGATTAAACCAATGACACCACATCAAGTGACATCACTGGAAGATGATACTGTAATTATGGAAGTATCGACTAAAGATTCCGTTGAAGATAATCATAG